GGCTACGGCAACGGCTACGGCCACGGCTACGGCTTCGGCTACGGCAACGGCAACGGCAACGACAACGGCAACGGCTACGGCTGGGGTCTAGGAACCATAGAGAAAAGTTCGCCGAGTTGATTGTGAATGAGTGCGCTATGTTAGTTGGCGGTTTGAGGGGTATATATGACCACTAGTCTCGACCTATACGCCACCAGGCGTGGAGTAAAGCATCCAAGGGCAAAGCTTACCGAGGATGATGTGCACCTGATCAGGGCACTATCCAAGGAAGGTTTGTCTCAAAGGGTTATTGCTAGGAAGTTTTATGTGTCAAAAAGAGCGATAGAAGTAATTTTGAATGGTACTGGATGGAAGCATGTTTAGATACAGCACAAACTGGATGGGTCCAATAAATTCTGATTGGATTCAAAAGAATGGTAATCATTGGGCAGCAGGTCGTATAGATGTCTATGGTGGCGATGAACCATACCCGGATGAAATTGGACTTTGGACTATGCATTCAGAAGACTGGAATAGACTCAGTGAATGGCTAAATTATTTCCGCACAGAAACGCAGTGGAACTTAGATCAGATACTCACGGAATATTATAAAACCAATCCAGAAATACGATGGTTAGAGGCATGACCACAACAATAACTTGGAGGCATGTATGACCAAAAAATACGAGATTAATGCAGACGGTCGAGTCGTTGCTCGACGCAACTTTGGCTTCGTAAAGGCTGGAGATGTTGGCGGGTTCGTTGAATCAGAAACGAATCTCAGCCATGAGGGCAATTGCTGGGTCTCTGGAAATGCGGAGGTTTCTGGAGACGCGCGGGTCTCTGGAGACGCGCGGGTCTACGGAGAGGCGCAAGTCTACGAAAACGCGCGGGTCTACGGAGAGGCGCAAGTCTACGAAAACGCGCAGGTCTGCGAAAACGCGCGGGTCTGCGGAAACGCGTGGGTCTTTGGAAACGCGCGGGTCTACGGAGTCATGAGAAGCGATGGCTTTTCCTTTTGCTATGTGTCCTGCGCCGACAGGGAGCATAGAGTCATTGCAGGATGCAGATACTTTACGATGCCTGAAGCGAGGGAGCATTGGGGAACTGAACACCCAAAACACGAGGAAACTTGCGTAATCCTGGATGCGCTGGAAAGACTAAGCAAAGTGAGGGAGGAGGGTTGTGTATGACCAACGATGAACAAACTTTAAAAGCATGGGACGAATTCTCCGAATTGTTCAATAACGCCATGAATGAAATTGAACAGCAACATGAAGAATATTGGAACTCGCTAACAAAAGAGCAGCAGCTGGCTGCTTTTTGTGCAGTGTCTCGACGTATTAATCAAGGTGAGCTAGTAGATAAAGGATCTTATCGCCATGTTCTTTATAGCGTGTTTGGCTGGGGTCCAGAAGCGTATGCTCCTGCGCAACTAGCAGGTTATCTTGCCATTCATAATGCTATATGTGATGATGATCATGACTACAGACTGCTGGAGTCTTTTTGCAAGAAGTTCGATCTTAGACCTTCCTATGTAGATGAGTGGTTTAAATGAAATACTACTCATACGTTGATTACGAATTTAAATTTAAAAAGCTTTGGGAAAAGTTAGAACAACTTTATAAATAATAAAATGAATAATAACAAGAAATACTATTGTGTTCTGGATAAGCACAATAATCTTTATTGGTCTTACAGCAAGATTGATGCTATATACTGGCATATTCGGTATGACCTTAAAAACCCAGCAAAGTTCTTAGAGCTCGATAGGCTACTTAATGATGTTAATAAAGTGGTAAATATTGACAGATGGCAAAATTCTTAAAGCACACAAATTGTCCCAAATGTGGTTCTAAAGATAATCTTGCTATTTATGATGATGGGGGGTCTTTTTGTTTTACACCTGGTTGTAATTATTACGATAAATTCACCCAAAGTATGGATAATATAACTATGGAAATGTCCGGTGTGGTCGGTTCAATCAAGGACCGAAGAATAACGGAAGCTACCTGTAAAAAATACGGAGTAACCATAGAATATGACGCTAGTGGAAATATTAACAAGCACCATTATCCTTATTTTCACGCTCTCAGCGGTGACCTCTTACTGGTCAAGACGAGATATGTAGCTAATAAAAAGTTTACCTGTTCAGGTATAACACAAGGAGTAGGTTTATTTGGTCAAAACATCTGTAGAGGGTCAGGCAAGTACATCACAATCACAGAAGGTGAACTTGATGCCTTGGCCGTGTCAGAGATGTTTGGCAACAAATGGGATGTCGTGTCTATTCGGACAGGATCGTCCGGTGCCCGTAAAGACATTCAAGAGCAGCTAGAGTGGCTTGAAGGGTATGATAATGTTGTGTTGTGTTTTGATAATGATGCTGCTGGCAAGGCAGCCATTGACTCAGTAAAGGATCTTTTTTCCCCTCACAAGCTCAGAATCATGCGGATGGCCGCAGAGTTCAAAGACGCCTGTGACTATCTGCGGGAAGGCTGCATTACAGACTTTATGACCGCCTGGTGGGACTCTAGGCTCCATAAGCCAGACGGCATTGTCACCTTTGAAGACATCATCAAAGAAGTAGAGGAAGAACAAGAAGATAATTCTGTTCCTTACCCATGGGAAGGTCTTAACGATCTGACCTACGGCTTCAGACCAGCAGAGCTCGTAACGATCACATCTGGTGCAGGTATGGGTAAGTCCCAACTGCTCAGAGAATTAGAGTTCTACCTCTATCAAAAAACCACTGACAACATCGCAGTGATCGCCATGGAAGAAGTTCCAAAGCGGTCAGGGCTTGGTATTGCCTCTTTGCTGGCAAACAAACCACTACATTTGCCCAACTCAGGGATCACCAAGGAAGACAGAATTTATTGGCTCAAACAAATTGACCAGTCACGGTTCTACTTTTGGAAGCACTTTGGGTCTGCTGATGATGAAAGTGTCTATAGCCGCATTCGGTACATGTGTAAAGCATATGACTGCAAGTGGGTCATCCTAGACCACATCAGCATCATGGTGTCTTCTCAGGAAGGTATTGGTGATGAGAGAAAAGCCATTGATGCAATCATGACCAAGCTTAGAACACTGGTACAAGAACTAAACATTGGCATGTTCCTAGTATCACACCTTCGTAGGCCCCAGGGTAGCAAGGGGCACGAGGAAGGTGCTCAGGTGTCTCTAAGTGAGCTAAGGGGATCTGCTGCTATTGCACAACTGTCTGATTGTGTGATAGGACTAGAGCGCAACCAGCAGGCAGAAGACTTCAGAGAAGCAAACACCACCAAATTGAGGGTGCTAAAAAATCGCTTTGCAGGACTGACTGGTAAAGCATGTGAGCTGTATTATGAGCGGGATACAGGTAGACTTGTCGAAGTTGAGCCCCAAGAAGAAGACCAAGAGGTGATTCCGTTTTAAAATGATTCTTTTTACAGACATTGAAGCAGATTCACTTAACCCAAAGCACATCTGGGTTGTGTGTGTCAATGGTCAAGCGTTTCTGACAAAAGAATCCTTCTTAGAGTTCTTTCAAGAGCACCAGTCAGACACATGGGTGTTCCACAATGGGATCTTTTTTGACTGCCCTGTTTTAAAAGACCTGTGGGGTATTGAGATCCCAAGGGACAGAGTGATCGACACTTTGGTCCTTGGGAGGCTTATAGACCCCTCAAGGCAAGATGGGCACTCACTAAGAGCTTATGGGGAATATCTAGGATTCCCGAAAGGTGATCATTCTGACTGGTCTCAACTCACTCAGGAGATGATTGACTATTGCCTAAGAGACGTACAGGTCACTAAAGCCACCTATGAGTACCTGATGAAGCAAGAGCCTTCAAAAGAAGCAATCGAGCTTGAACACCAGGTAGCATGGGTTATTTCTGATCAGATCAAAAATGGATGGCTCCTAGACCAGAGGCAATGCTTTCAGTTCTTAGGGCAACTTAAGGAACGCCTGATGCAGGTAGAGCAATCAGTGCACCAGCGATTCAGACCCCTAGCAGTCTCAGTAAAAGAGATAGAACCTAAATTCAAAGCAGACGGGTCTTTGTCTGTTGTGGGTCTTAAGTTTATGGGGGATCAATTCAAGGATGTCTCAGGTGCCTTCACCCGTGTTGACTGGCCTGAGTTTAACCTGGGGTCAAGACAGCAGATCGGGCGTTACCTACAACACTTTGGATGGAAGCCTACTGAGTTTACAGAGACAGGACAGGCCAAGGTGGACGAGACTGTGCTTGAAGGGGTTCAGATCCCTGAAGCACAGATGATCGCAGAGTACCTGATGATCCAGAAGCGTATAGCTATGGTGGAATCATGGTTAGAGCTGGTGAAACCTGATGGGCGTGTGCATGGTGATGTAAAGACCAACGGTGCTGTTACGGGCAGGATGACACACAGTAACCCCAACATGGCCCAAGTGACTGCTAACGGTAAGCCGTGGGGTAAAGAGTGTCGCCAGTGTTGGATAGCAAAGCCTAAATACACATTGGTAGGTGTGGATGCTTCTGGGCTAGAACTTAGAATGCTTGCACATTACATGAATGATCCTGGATACACCTCAGAGCTTCTGACTGGTGATATCCATACACGTAACCAGAAAGCAGCAGGGTTAGAAACCAGACCTCAAGCTAAGACATTTATCTATGCTTTCCTGTATGGCGCTGGCGATGAAAAGATTGGGTCTATCGTGGGCAAAGGGGCAAAGGAAGGAAAGAAGCTAAAAGAAGCTTTCTTAGGCAACGTACCGGCACTTAAAGAGCTTAGAGAACAAGTGTCAAGAGCATCCCAAAGGGGATACTTGTTTGGGTTAGACAGAAGAAAACTCCACATAAGATCAGAACATGCCGCTTTGAACACCTTACTGCAATCAGCAGGTGCCATAGTGATGAAAAAGGCACTATGCATTCTTGATCAGTATGCTAAACTCCAAGAACTAGATTTTAAGTTTGTTGGGAATATCCATGATGAAATACAAACTGAAGTCAGGGCAGACCATGCTAAAAAGTTTGGTTGGTTAGCAGTTGAATGCATCAAAGCAGCAGGCTTGCATTTTAATCTTAATTGTCCTTTAGACGGTGAATATCACATTGGAAACAATTGGAGCGAGACACACTAACATGAATAACTCAAGCAGCAGAGAAGGTGACTTTGCAGAGCACTATGCCATCACATGGCTTTGGGATAACGGCTTTGAAGTCTACAAGAATGCAGGATGCACTGGTCCTGTAGACATTGTGGCTATCAAGAATGGTAAAGTACATCTTCTCGACATCAAGTCAAAGGCGTCTGAGCTTTCATGGGGATTCAAAAGAACCTTTAAGCAGGAAGCCTTGGGTGTACAGATCCTATGCTTCAACCCTAAGAGTCGCAAGCTTCGTTTTGTAAGGCACCGCAAGTAATATATGAAAATCTTTAAACTGGTACAAGATATTTACACCCTGGTCCTGACAAAAAGGGCACCGCCTGGGGTTGATGTAGAAAAAGAGATTGATGCTTTTGGAGAAGCAGTCAAGGATCTGATGCGTAAGGAGTTCCTAAATAAAAGCTTTGATGCACGTAAGCTCAGGCTTTCTAACATTGGGCGTGATGATCGCTACCTGTGGAACCACTATCACTCTAAGGCTAAACAGAAGTATCGTCCTGAGAATCTTATTAAATTTATGTATGGACACCTGATCGAGGAGATGCTGCTGTTTCTGACCAAGATGTCAGGGCATCAAGTCACCCATGAGCAGCACCCATGCACTGTAGGGGACATCAATGGCAGCATGGACTGCAAGATTGATGGGGTGGTGACTGACGTTAAATCCACCAGCACCTACGGGTTTAAGAAGTTCAAAGAAGGCACCCTAGCTTGGGATGATGACTTTGGTTATGTGGCTCAGATCAAAGCATATGCACACTCAGAGGGTGAAACCAAGTATGGCTGGCTGGCTATGGACAAGCAGAATGGGCACCTGACCTATCTGCTTTATGATGAGCAAGACACACAAGCTCCAATCCACAAGGATATCTCTTACTCGATTGAAGATCGTGTTAAGCACATTAACCAAGTTGTCAAGCAACCAGAACCACCCAAGCACTGCCATGATCCTGTTCCTGATGGTAAGTCAGGCAACCTGAAACTGGACACTGGGTGCTCTTATTGTCACTTTAAGAAAGTCTGCTGGCCGGAAGTTAGAGGATTTGTGTACTCAAATGGCCCCAGGTTTCTGGTTAAAGTAGTTAATGAGCCTAATGTGCCTGAGATTCCTAATGAGCAAATTGAGTAATCACCACCACTGGGGAGGTCTTGAGCCTAACCCCGACTGTTTTTTTGGTTTTATCTATCTTATAGAAAACACCATAAACGGCAGGCTGTATGTAGGCAAGAAGCAATACTGGGCAGCTACAGGCAACTTTAGGAACAGATCAAGCCATATATCAACTGATAAGTGGCGACCTGAGCAATGGAAGCCTAGCGACTGGAACTACTATACAGGGTCTAGCAGAGAGCTTAATGCAGACATCAAGAAGTTTGGT